AAGTCAGGATAATATCTATGTGACCTATTATCTATAGGAGATCTGTATGGTATTGCGATTTCCTCACTTCCCCACTCTAATATACTAGGTGTGGTGTCACAATATTTCATATATTTTTTCTCCCATAGTGATCTGTACACTATACGAGAAGGATTACCACGATACTTTCTGGGGTTTGATGGTTTATAAAGACCAGAGTAAGCCATATATAATATATTAAATCACAGTTATATTTAGAGTGGCTACAGTTACTAAGATTAGTGAATTCATGTCTAGGATTGGTGGTAAGGGAGGAATGTCTCTCACTACTGGTTTTGATGTTCAATTTGATTTTAATGGTAATAAGTTTACTAAATCACGACCCTATGAAGCCTTTTATAAGGAAGGCAGTACTGATAGAGAAGTAGTACATATGTTATGTGATGAAGCTCAACTTCCGAATGTTCAATCAGCAACACAGAATGTAAATGGTAGGATTCTAGGAGAAGGTAGTGTTGCTTATCCACATACAAGAATATACACTGATATTAGTTTGGGTTTTTTGTGTGATGCTCAATTAACACCCTTAAAATTCTTTACTGGTTGGTATGATTTTATTTTTGGAGAATTTGGAGCAGTATCTCAAGCTGAAGGTGGTAAAGAACATGCTTATGATGGAGATTTAGAAAATGCTAGAGCAGTAAAAAGAGGTTCGGATTATCGTATTAATAGACTTGAATTTCATGACGATTATGTTTGTGATTTAAGAATTTTTAAGACAGAACCAAATGGTGTCGCTGCAAATGGTAGAGTACCGATAACATTTATTTTAGAAAATGCTTATCCTTACTCAATAGATGCAGTACCTCTTGCTTATGGTACATCACAAGTTACTAGAGTTAATGTAAACTTTTATTATTCAAGGCATAGTGTTCGCTATGGTGTTGATTATAGACCACCTATACATGATTATGATGATCCGAATTTTGGTAAGCAAGGATTGACTACAGAAGGATTCCCTGCAAAGCAAAGGGGTGAATAGTACCAGCAAATTCGGATTTTCAATTCCATAAAACTCGGAAAATTTACTCGGCACATTTTTGCTTGAAAAAGTCGCTATATATAAATATACGACTTGAAATCATTTTTATGGCATTACCAAAGTTAGGGTATCCTACGTATGAACTGGAATTACCCTCTACAGGCAAAACTGTTAAATATCGCCCATTTCTTGTAAAAGAGGAAAAGGTGCTATTATTAGCACTTGAGTCAAAAGACGAAAAACAGGTAACTAACGCAGTTAAGGATTTATTGAAGAATTGCGTTCTTTCACGAATTAAGGTAGATCAACTACCTAGTTTTGATTTGGAATTTTTGTTTTTGAAGATTAGAGCAGCATCTATAGGAGAAGAACTTACTTTGACTGTTACTTGTCTTGATGATAATGAGACAAAGGTAGACGCAAAAATTAATATCAACGAAATTGAGGTTTTGAAACCAGAAGGACATGATAAGAAAATTATGTTTGATGATACAACAGGTATTGTGATGAAATATCCTAGTATGCAACAATTTGTTGATAGAGAGTTTTTGCAAAAAGATATGAAGACTGATGAAGTTTATGATTTTATTGCAGATTCTATAGATCAGATATTTGATGATGAAGATGTATACGACTCAAGTACCACTACAAAGAAGGAATTCCGCACATTTGTAGATAGTATGACTACTAAGCAATTTGAGAAAGTACAGAAATTCTACGAAACTTCACCTAAGCTCAGTCATAAGTTTACAGTGATAAATCCTAACACTGGCAAGGATTCTGAGTATACGATTGAGGGTCTACAGAGTTTTTTCGCATAGCACTCTTTCAGAACAATCTGGAGGGGTATTATAGAATGAATTTTGCTCTAATGCAGTACCATAAATATAGTTTGAGTGAAATTGAAGATATGATGCCTTGGGAGAGGGAAGTATATACTACTTTCTTACAACAGTATCTTGAGGAACTTCGGCAAAAACAAGAACAAGCAAAAGCAAAAAATAACTAGTGGCAAGTTTTACCTCAACATATAGTGGAGATTTATCCGAGTTTATAGCTGGGAAAATTTGGGCTAGGGTAAAAAAATCTATTGATGATAAGAAGATAGATGAAACTAATGCTGATCCTATAGTGAAGGATGCAGCAAAAAAGTTGAAGAATGACAATGACCAAGATGGGGTTATTGTAAAAGATAAGAATCTTAGAGATCAGGTTACTAAAATATTTGGTTTAGATTTAGATGCAAAAATAGTTCGTACAGAAGGTAAGGTAGATAAAGCAACTGCTCATGTTGCTACTATTGCGAGTGGTGTTGCTGATACTCAAAAATTAATTATTAATCATAATGAAGTTTTAGAGAGAAAATTTGATGAGATATTAGGTGTATTAAGAGATCAGAATGAGTTGAAGAAAGAAGAAATAGAAGCAGAAAAGGTAGCAGAGGAACAAGATGATTTAGAGAGAACAAAACAATCTGGTATTGGTAGAAGGTTTGCTAAGATGATGGGTTATCCTTCTTCTTGGGGAACTTTTTTATCAAGTTTGTTGTTTTCACGTGTTAGGAGAAGAGTAGTTGGTTTTTTAGATCCATTAAGACGTAGAATTTGGAAAAGAATTCCTCTTTTAAGTAAAGGTAAAACTGGAAAACTTCTTAGACTAATTACAGGAAGAGGTGCAGGTCTGGGAGTTAAAACTGTTCTTGAGAGTAATATTAAAAGACTTTTATTTTCAAAAGTTATTACGTCTATTCAAAGAACTAGTTTTAACCAAGCCCTTAAGTTTGCAACAACAAGAGGTTTAGGAAAATCAAACAAAGCTGTTGCAGAATTTTTAATAGGTGAAGAACGTCTTGGTAAAAGGATTGCAAAACAAATGAACCTCAAAGCTTGGAAAATAGCTAATGATCCTAAAATTCCTTTAGACATGGTTGGTGATCTAATAGATGATGCTGTTGAGACTAGCAGATTTGTAGGATCAGCAGATGGTAAAATGGGTAAAAAAATTCTGGAAGATTTAATTGGAGCACCAACCGATGCTTTAGGTTTAAATAGAATCGGAGCACCATTGTCTAAATCATTTGGTAAGAAAAGTGGTAGGGAGATTATTGAGAGTTTGCCAGCAGGAAGTAGAGCAGCTAGAGAAATGGCAGAAGCAACTGCAAAAACAGGTGCAAAAGCTACTACAAAAGCCACTACTGGTAAGATACCTATTGTAGGTCTTCTGTTATCTACTGGATTTGCTGTTGAAAGATTTATGAAAGGTGATATTACAGGTGGTATATTGGAAATATTGTCTGGTGTAGCATCTACTGTTCCAGGTAAAGGTACTGCTCTTTCTTATCTCATTGATGCTGCTATAATTTCTAGTGATATTGAAAAAGCAGTTACAAGGGATAGAATTAGAAATGAAGTTCTTAGAGAAATACAAAATGCACAAGGGTATGAAACTGGTGGAAGAATAGGTAAGGGTAGCATTTCAAACCTTCATGGGTTAGAATATAAAAGTACCTCTGAAGATAGAAGTGCAGTAGCTAGTTCTTTTACTGATATGATTGATGGTTTTATTGGAACATTGGGTGGTGGTCTTATTGGATGGACTTCTGGTGTTGGAATGCCTGGTGTTGGACAACGGTTACTTAAATCTGAGGGAGTTGAAGGAGTTCAATTTGCATCACTTCCTTACTCAACTACTGTAGGTAAAGAACCTACATCTCTTACTTACAGTGGTGGAAATAGTATGTTTGGGTCTTTGAGAGATTCAATCTATAATAAAAGAATTTCTAAGCAGGAGGAGCAAGAAGAAACCGTAATAGATGAAGATGGAAATGAGAAACCGAAGCGTAATATTTTAGATCCTAGAGGTTTGTGGGGAGGAGGACCAGGTAAAGGTGATCTTATAGCTCAGCATAGTTCACAGGTTCCTCATAATCATCCAATAGTTCGTATTGATGCTAGTGGAGAACCAGGAGTAGATTTCACTCCTAATGGGGATAATAATAGAGCTGTTTTTGAAGGTGTGGTTACTGATATAGGACATCAATATAATCCAAATGTTGTTGGTGGTGATGGTCGTATGGGAGCAGGATACGGACATTATATTGGAATTACTAGTGTTGATCCTAAAAATGGAGAAAAATTTGAAAGTCTGTACGCTCATTTCCCAGAAGGCGAACTTGATAAGTGGAAGATAGGTGATAAGGTTAATTTTGGTGATATTTTAGGTAGGATGGGTACAGTATCAGACTATGCTAATCCAGAGACAAGAAGACATGTTGGTAGTGGTACTGGTCCACATACTAGTTTGGATTTCTTTGTGCCAGGTACTAATAAACCTTATTCTGGTTGGAGAGGTTTAGTACCTAGTATTGATCCTTCATTTAGAAGAAAACCAATAATAAACAATGAGGAAAATAGTACCGAGAATAATACAGAAGAGATTATTCCACCATTACCACCTATACCCGATGATTTGTCTACTAATATAACACCTTCTGTTAATACGAAGTCTTCTGATATAAGTAGAGATAGTTCTTTATATAATGATATGAAGACGAGTAGTGGTTCTAAATTGAAACGTGAAATATTTGTAATTACTAATAATGTCAATACTGGTAGTCCTACATTGAAAGGAAGTGGTGGTAGGAAAAAAGGAAATAGTATTGTTCAATTACAGTTAAAACGGTTAGCAGTATAATATGGCAACATATACTTCAACATATAGTGGAGATTTAAGTACTACGGTAGCAGGATATATTGGTAGTAATATTAATGCTGCTGCTCAAGATGCTCATGACGAGAGAAATCGTATAGAAGCAGAGATACTTGCACATAATCTCAAACATCCAGATCGTCCTTTTGATCCTCAGTTTCGTAATATATTAGGTCATAGAGGTGGTGATTTTCTTGGATCCGCTTTAATGCATAGATTCACACCAAATCCATTAGGTCTTTTGGGTGAAAGATATTATAAGAATGCTTTTGTTGGACAAGCACATTTAAAGAGTCAAGCTACACCATTTGCTAGTCCAGTAGGTCCATTTCCAAAACCTAAAGCTGCTTGGGCGGCAAAGATGGCAGGTCAACCATTTGCTAATATTGCAGCTGGAGCAGATTTAAAGCATCAGATACCTGTACAGTCTCAAACTTCTATTGCTAATAACCCTATTACAAATACTGTTAGGGGGAGAGAAAAAACTCATATAGTTCATGATAAGAAATTAGGAGAGTTTTTATCTGCTGTAGCAGTTTCATTAAGTTCCAGTCTTAGAAATATTAATCAAAAGGTTGATGCAACAGAAGAAGGTATAATTGCAGCAAAAGATGGTATAGCTGGTGCTGTTAAGAGTTTAGAGCATGATTCTGATACTTTAGAAAGTAAGTTAGATCAGATTATTGCTGCTTTAAGAGAACAAGTTAACATAAAGAAAGAAGAAAAAGAAGATACACAAAAATTAATTGTTGAGTCTGAGCTTGAAGACCAGATAAAACCACCACTTCCAAATGAATTTGTTGGATTAAATGATAATCCAGATGATATTAGGATGAGGAATGAGCGTGAGGAAATGATTTATAATCCTTCTGGTGGTGGTGATGATACTAATATCAATGTTGGTGGATTAAGTGGTACGCCAGATCCAAGAGCTAATACTGGTATGTTTATTGATGGACCTAATACTGGGTATCCGATAGCAGGTAGACCAGTGCAAGGTGATGGTCAAGAACTGATTTGGCCAATTAATAATGATAAGTTTAAAGATGGAACTCTTAAAGCTGGTGCATCATTCCCTGGAAGACCACCAAGACCAAAAGAGGATGAGATACGTAATTTTGATAATGCAATAAGTAGTAAGACTGAAGTATTACCAACAGTATGGGGTCAGATCGGATCATCTTTAATGCAAGAAGATGATACTGCTGAAGATAAAGTTAAGGATTTACAAAGCACAATGGATGCTTATCCAAAGGCGATATCTATTGTTTTACAACAACTTATTGGAAAATCTATTGGGTCAATTGGACCTTTACCAGCATATGCTACCGAGGAGGTTGGTAAAGTTACTAATTCGGTTGATAGTGTGTTTGGTGATACACCTGGTGTTTCTGATAGAATAGCAAGAGGTGTTATAGTTGATCTTGGTGTGGAAGAAAGGAGGGAGAAAACTAAAGCAAATTTAGAATCTGAAAGAGCAGAGAAAAGAGAAGGTAATTGGGTTAGTAATCTTTTAGGATTGTTGAAAATTAATATAGGAGGTAGTACCTCATACAACAGGTCTTCTAATACAGGAGGTGGTAGTACTAATTTCTATAGAGGTGGTGGTGGACCAATAAATCGTGTAACTACTGGTTTATCCAATTGGTTCCATAGAGGTCAAACAGCAACTGAAGCAACAAGACCTTTCTTTGGTAAGGATGGTATGATTAGAGAAGATTGGATGATGAGACAAAGAACGGGTGGAGCTGGAAAGGGATGGTGGAACCCGTTCAGATGGCTTTATACTATGGATGCTGATAAAGGTGGATTGTTCTCTGGACCTACACCATTAATTCGTCAGTTATTAAAGAGATCTTTCTTTGCAGCAAAATCAAATCCAGTTACAGGTCTTTTAGCTTTGATTGCTAATGAATTTATAAATCCACAACCGTTAGCAGATGGTACTTTAGACGCACACAGAGATCTTATTGAAAGTAACACAACTACCAATACAAATTCATTTAAATCATCTGATATGAATGTTTTAAAATCTATTTTAATAGAACGTGGTTCAAGGGATTCTGAGTCTGAGACTATACTTGGTGCTTTACAGTCTTCTAAGGAAGGACAACCCACCATAACAAATATAAGTAGCACAGAAGAGATAGATCAAGCTGCACCTCAGTCTCATATAGATACTAGGGTTGGAGCTGGACATGGTGATTACTATTCTTCTGCATATCTAGTTTGAGGTATAATAATGTCTACAGAAGTTGATGCACAAAGTTTTATTTGCAAGAGTATAGCAATATACAGAATTGGTGATGATGAAAAACCTTTTGCTAATATCACTCAACTAGTAACTCATTTTCAGTATCATGAAGATATTATGATGCCTTGTTATGGTGGAGAGATAGTAGTTAGAGATAATAAGGATAATTTGTTATCTAGTATGCCAATACAAGGATGGGAAAAAGTTGTTGTTAAAGTTGAAAAACGTGATATTGAATATGATTATGAGTTTCGTGTTTGGACTATTGCTAATAGGGTGACTACTGATAGAAGACAGGCATATACTTTAGGTTTAATTTCAGAAGCTGGTCTTCTTAATGAAGGTATTCACATCAATCGTATTGTCAAGGGTGAAACATCTACAGCAGTTAGAAAGATACTAACTGATTATCTTAATGTACCTGATGGAAAGATATTTACAGAGCCTTCTGCTAATAATATAAAGTTACTTCCAGCTAAGAAGAATCCTTTCTCTGTAATAAGAGAGATTCAAACAAAGACTGTTTCTACTAATACTACAGCACCAGATACAAAGAAATGGAAGAGTGTTGCTAATAATGAACAAGTTACAGCTGATAGTAGTGGTTACACTAAATCAAGTGACGTTGATATAGCAGAAGCAACGAAAGCAAAAGGTACTGCTGGATACTTATTTTTCCAGACTCGTAGAGGATTTGCTTTTAGATCAATTGATTCTTTGTGTTCTACTGGAGAAGAATTTTCTGGAGTAGGTCCAGTTGAAGCTTTTACTTATAGTCCTGGTAAGACTGGTTATGAGGATGATACTAAAATACAGGAAGTTATATTTACTTCAGAAGTTAATATGTTGAAGAAGATGAGGGAAGGTGGATATTCTTCTCTTGTTTGCTTTTTCAACATAAATACTGGCACATATGATGAATACATATATTCTCTAGCGGATACTTGGAAAGATATGATCCACATGGGTAGTCAAGATCAACTACCAGCAGGAGCAACTAAATTATCCCGATATCCAACAAGAGTTATGTCATCTGTGATAGATAATGAGAAATGGTATAATGGAGTAGAGTCTGGAGAAGAAAAAGGTGATCACCTTGATTTTCAAAAGCATTACTTATCTCAATCCTATTCTAGGGTTGGTATATTATTCAACCATCAAGTGACAATATCTGTTCCTGGTCAGTTACAATTAGCTGCTGGTGATAAAGTTGAAATTTTTATACCAAACCAATTATCAGAGGAAGAGTATCCAGATCAGGAGCCATGGGATGATGATAGTAGTGGAGTTTATTTAATTAAAAACCTAAATCATCAATTCAACATAACTGGACAGGAAGTGTTCACTGTGTTAGACTTAGTGAGAGACTCCAAAGGAGTCAAACGCAATGCTAAACCAAAGGAGTAACCTAAATGGAATCTATAGAAGCACATATTAAAAAAGACAAAGAGATCATTAATGATCCTACAGTATCACCTGCTGCTCGTAGACATGCTAAAGAGGAGTTACATGACCTCATTGAGTATGAAGAGCATCATCATGACGAGATTGTAGCAGGAGATCACCATGATCCAAACTGCTTAGAATTATTTTGTGACCAAAATCCAGATGAACCAGAGTGTTTAGTATACGATGACTGATGCATTAAGTAGCCTTTATCCTGTGAACCAGATTGGAGCTGATGGCTTCAATTGGTGGATAGGACAGGTTGAATCTACTAATGCAGATGACAAGAAAGGTGGGGATAGATGGAAAGTAAGAATTGTTGGACTTCATCCAAAGACTTGTAATGATGTGCCAACAGAGGATCTTCCTTGGGCTCGTGTTGTTATGCCAGTACATGCACCTCACTTAGTTGGTGGTGCAACTTCTGTGTCTACACAACTTGAGCCAGGTGCATGGGTAGTTGGATTCTTTTTAGATATTGAAAAGCAACAACCAGCTATATTAGGAAGTATTGGTAGAGATCCTAACGCTCATTTTTCAGATTACATTGAACAACAGGATCCTACTCCTGGATTATCTGGATGTAAATCTTTTACTACCTTTCTTGATGAGAAAAATAAAATAATTTATGATATTGATCCTGACGATGAAAATAAACCCACTGTTATTGAATCTGGATCAGGTTCTGATGGTATTAAAAGAGATAATAGTTCTGGCGTTGACAATGGCGTAAGATCAATACACTCAGATAATTCACAAACAAATTCAGCAGGTATAAAATTTTGTGTTGATGTAGCAGACCCTTGTGGTAAGGAATCTGATCTAGGAAAAACATTTACGAATCTATTTGCGGAGATGTTGTATGAGATACAAAATAATGATGGTAAATTGGGTAATTACTTAGTTGGTGAATTAACTGGTGGATTACAAGATCATACTGCTATTGGAAGAAAGTATGTTAATAAAGCTATAAAAGTTATAAGAACTTTTGTTGCTAAGATAAAGGGATTTGTATTAGAAAAAATTAAGGAAGCAGTAGATTGGTTGACTAATGCTTTATTGAGACCAACTGAATTAGGAAATGCATTGAAACCAGTAATGGATTTCTTTAATAAGCATTTGGACATGGTTGGTTGTACTATGGAAGATCTTGCTGATAGGTTAGTAAGTTTTATATCAGATCTTATTTTTGGATATCTTTTTAACATCTATAAGCAAACCGCATGTCAAGTTGATTCTTTTGTTAATGGTATAATTAAAAAGATTCAATCTTTGATGACTGGATTACTTGGTGATATCTTAGGACCATTACAGGATATTCTTGGTATGATTGCTTCTCCATTGAATATGATTGGAGATGCGATTAATTATGTATTGAATCTTCTAGGTATCAGTTGTGGTGGACCTAATAAAGATTGTGCTAAGAATACGAGAGTATGTACACATGGTAAGAAACCAAGTGAACGTGAAGATTTTCTTGATAGATTATTGACAAGTTTGGAAGAGGATGGACCTCTTGCTGATGTTGAAGCTGATTGGTCTCAGTATACGTGTGATGATGTTTGGGATGGAACAAAATTAGATGATAATGGAGTTGTTTTTGTAGGTGGAATACAAGAAGAAGATACATCTACAAATATTATTAAGTATAATATATCTGATGTTGTTGTGAAAGAGGGGGAGAAGGCGTATTTTAAAGTTAAGAGAAGTGGTAAAACCGATGTTTCTTCTAGTGTTAGGTATTCAACTAGAGATGGTTCGGCAAGAGCTGGAATTGATTATGAAAAGGTAGAAGGAATATTAGGTTTTTCTCCAGGTGTTACTGAAAAGTCTATTGATGTTAGAACTTATTTGGATTATGATAAAGAAGGAAATGAAGATTTCTTTGTAAGAATTGATAAAGATACTCCAACTTCTGTTTCTAGTATTAGTGATCGTACAGTTGCTAGATGTACTATAAAAGAAACTGTAACTTCTACTGGTGACGAATTGGGAAGTCCTGATTTTCTTGGTGATGGTGATACATTAAATAATCCATTCTTTACTTCAATTGATCCTGGTAATGAAAGTTTTTATTCAGATGCAGATGTTCCAGAAAATGATGAGACAGTAGAACAACCAGATACTGAAAATGTTATAACCAATGAATTTATTCAGACATATACAGTTGATGCAGATAAGACTTCTGTAAAGGAAGGAGATTTTATTACTTATACTATTACTACGTCTAATGTACCTTCAGGATCAAGGTATCAGTATAGTTTGTTTGGAAATAATATAACAGGTAGCGATTTTGTTACAGGTAATACACAAGGATATTTTGTTATAGAAGATAATACTGCGATAGTAGTTGTTGGTATTGTTGAGGATGCTGAGTTTGAATCTTCAGAAACATTAATATTCTCAATACCTGGAACAGGGGCATCTGTTTCTGTGTTAATTCTTGGTGATGATAATACATTCAGTGAAGAAGAAAAATTAAAAGAAGAATCTAAGGACACTTCTGATATAGTACCAGGAAAATTGAAAGTGCCATCAGCAGGTGAAATTATTACTACTCCTAATGGTGAAATAATATCAATACCAGTAGATACACCAGGATCTCCATACAGAGAATTACCTTTTGTTCTTATAACTGGTAATGGTTACAATGGTTCTGGTATTCCTTTAGCTGATGATAATGGAAGAATTACTGAGATACGTATTACAGATCCTGGCTATGGATATAAAGTAAATACTCCATCTAAAGTAAAGAAGGAATGTATTATTGATTCTTTTACAATGATTAGTCCAGGAAGAGGATATACAGAAACACCTACAATATATGTTGATGGTGATCCAACAGTAGCAGAAGCATTGATTGAATCTGGTAAAGTTATTAGTATTAGAATTAAGAATAGAGAACTTACTTTTGATACTTATCCTAAAGTATTGATTAAAGGTGGTGGAGGTATTGGTGCTAAGTTTCTTCCTTCATTCTCTTGTCTAAGTCCACCAGATCGTGTTAGGGTTGGTTCTGCTAAGATTGGAACTGGTTCTTATATTGATTGTCCTTAAGAGGTATTATGGCAGATTTTGATAACGTAATAGTATCTGATGGTCAATTAGATCAAAAATTAAGGCATAAGACTGCTGGTGAGGTCTTACAGACATCTACTAGTGCTGATGAAGAGGAGTCAACTTTTACTAGTGGTGAACACAAGGTAGTTACTCTTGTAAATAACCATAATTATAAGATCTTTGATGATGCTGGTAATTTAGAGATTAGAAATAAGACAGAAGGATTTGGCATACACATTGGTAAAAATGGTGACATATTTCTTCTTAGTGGTTCAGCACCTAATGGACAATTAGGTGGTAGGATTTGTATTAGTGCTCAGAAGGGTCAAATAGTTAAGTCTGGTCCTATAATTACAGAGTGTACATCTGATCCACAAAACCAAGTACAAGGAGAAGGATCAACAACTACTCCTGGTGCTGGTAAAAATGAGATAGCACGTTCTGATGTTAATTATGGTAACTGGTGGACAGAAACTCATGGAGAATTAAGATTAAAAGCAACTAATATTGTTATAGATGCAACAGATAATCTAACCTTGATGGGAGGAAGTATTAACATACAGGCTGGACCTAATGGTGGTGGTAATCTTAAGATACAGGCTGGTAATATATCAGAGACTACTGCTACTAGACAAGGAAGATATACTAGTAGCGTTTTCACAGATGGTGCTGCTGAGACTACTGATGTAAAAATAGATCCTAGAGCTAGTGTAAACTTTATTTCCTCTGGACATATGAATGTTAAGTCACTTGGTGATTTTAAATTAAGTGCTGTTGGAATTGGTAATGTTAATTTTGCTGGTAATGTAGCCCCTGTTGGTGGTGTACCATTAGTTAAAAATAGAACGTCTGGATTTGCTTTGGGTGTTAAGGTTGGTAATCTAGCAATAAGTACAAAAGCAGGTGGTGTTGCTATATCTGCTGCATCTGCATTTGATAAAGCAATACCAGCTAGTGTAGCAATTAAAGGTAAACCTATATTCTTAAATTAATGCAATTTGATTTATATCTTGATGAGGTGAAAGATTTTGAAAATATTCAGAGGGAGATAAGTGAGTCTATCTCTGGTGTAGAGTGGCAGGATAGAGTTTATGAGAATTATCGTCTTGGTAAGTGGAAAGTACATTCACTTACTGATAGTGGTTTCTGTAAGAATATTGTTAAAGATCTGAACTTAAAACATTTTGAACAGGAATTGGATTCTCATATAAAAGAATTTTGTGGTGATAGATCTTATAATATAGTTTCTTCTTGGTTATCTAAGTTTGACAATGGAGATCACGGTATGCTTCACGATCATGGAAATGCTGATATTGCTGGAGTATATTATTATAAGACTACAGGATCTGATGGAAGCATTTATTTTGCTGAAGAGGGTGGATGGCCTTTTACTCCTATTGAAGCAAATGATAAATCACATCTTACAGCAGAAGAAGGTAAGATAATATTGTTTCCTGGATATGCGTCTCATGGCATTACTATGAATACCACAGATGTTGAAAGGATAAGTTTATCATTTAATATACAGTTTAATAAAATAATACCAAAAGCTGTTCCAATCTCAACAAAAGTATTGTGACAGTTACATAACTGGCACAAGGGGGGTTGACCCTCCACAGATAAGATGGCATAATGTATAAATAACTTTACATAACTCAGGCCCGAAATTATCGTACCCTGTGCTGATGTAAGCAGATCCCATGTCGGGGATCTTATCATCCGCAGGGTCTTTTAGTATCCTTGCGAGACACTTAAAAAACAAACATGTCT